TCACCAATGCTTTTGGTTTTGTGTATTTCTACGTAATTTCTCATAGTGAAATTGTGTAAAAATATAATGTTCTTATCGTGCCTCTATAAAAGTAATCGCCTTTAACAAAACCTCGTCTACGCTTTCTCCATTGGCGTGAAAGATATTTACAGGAGCATCATGTGGGTCTGATTGGTCACGAATCCACAAGTCAACTTCATCAATCGGCCATAGAGTAATAGAAACTGCAAAAGACTTTTTCTGGTCTTCCTTTTCTTTAATCAATTCATGGAGTCTGTAAATCATATATCCCTCCCGATAATTTAGCTTTCCGCTCATAAAGACCGACCTACCCATTTTTAAACAGTCATTCTATGGTGAGGTATTCGGCATGGTATCTGTGTCCCTTTCCCGACTGTCCCTTTGCAGAGCAGAGATGTTACTCACCAAACAGAATAAGGTGATACTCAAGATGCGCAGGGTGATTCATAACTTTTATTCTTGTGCTTAATACCAAAATCTAATTACAAGCCTACTGCCGTTTGTGACAAGACTGTCGTATATCAATTCAAAACATCTTCGATTGGGGTCAAATCCATATCCGAATATTCTCATATTGGGCTTTCCCCATCCCCATTCCGAAATAAGTCTGTTTTCATCTTCCTCAGTCATCGTAATCTCCGGAGTTCAAAACATGAAAAAGACCGGAGAAAAACCCAACAATCAAAAAAGGTGTAATGCCAATGTAAAAAACTTCCTTAAGTTCTTGCGACAACCAACTCATTTCAAACTTCTCGCTAAAAGCCCTTCCATCATTAAAAAAATTGCTTCTTTTTGTTCTGATGAAAGAGACTGAAATTTTCTAAGCAATCTATTTATTTTTAAAAACTCTTCAAAAGTCTGCATGGTAATCCTTTTTATAATGTTCCGAGATAAATCCACGGATCTACAGTCTCATAGTTGTTCAGCAAGAACATACCGAACGTGATCTGCCCTATCTCGATAACACAAAACTCATTTATGTCTGGGTTATACAAAACAACCCCTGCTACAAAATCCACGATAACCTCGCTCTTATTGCGCCTCTGCTAAAACATAGTTTCTCGGTTGGTCTGACAACCACTTTTCTGGCTTGCTTCTGTATATCGGTTCACGACTCTCAACAATTGAAAGCATAAACTCCATTCCGTTATACATGCCATGCATGTACTCGTCGCAATTCCAGTTCCCATCACGGCCCTGAATTTCAACCATGTCTTTTAATGCGTTTAAAATTTTGTCATTCATCTAGTATCCTCCGCTATAAGGTTATTTATCTTTCAATTTCTCGAGAGCTTCTTTCATATCTTTCATTAAGTAGTATTCAGGGTCAGTAGGCACTCCCATGCATCCGCAATCCCGACCGTTACAGCATCGACCAAATTCCATTGGTTCAAAATATTTAATTCCTAACTCTAGCGCCTCAATCGCCACTTTGAGCTTTTGTTCGAGGTCTTTCACGTAAGCATTCGTGTAGCTTGATGGTCTAATGTCTTGCAAATCAATCATATTTCCTCCTCTATAAACTCTATTTCAATGCACATTCACCAGTCATACCATTTCCATCATGCTCACCATTAAACTAACATCAGCATAATGTGGGTTAGCGATATCCCACTTCTTCTTATACTGATCAATAAACTCTTTCTCAAATTGAGATATCCATCCACATGATTCACATTTGAATTGTCGTCCATTAAATTTAGTTCTTGGCCAATTACCAGGACATTTAGCAAATTGACCACAAAAGGGTGAGTAGTTAGGTATAGTCAGTAGATTCTGTCTAATTGTGGTTAGCATAACTCACCTGAACCCTAGTAGAGGTATATTTGCTCCATTAACAACTGGAGAGTTAACCTGAATATCATGAGGTGAATACTTGGAAGATGGTGTGTATGTCACATATGTTTCATTAAAGATCTTGTTGGTACATGGCCATCTATCACCATCATCAGTAAAGATAATCCACTCACCATACTTAACTCTTAAATAGCTATCATGAATCTTGTTATGAAATTCACCTTCTCTTTCTACTGGAGGTAATTTAGTACCTTTAACAGATAGGAAGTCTGGCATTCCTTCATCTTCACCCATGAAGCGAATAGCTTTAACTACTTTAGGCTTACTAATGTATTGCTGAATAATCATACTTTTCCTTTTAATTTGTTAAGTTCACCAGTGAGAGTAAGTAGCTGTTGTTGTAGCTCCTCATTCTTAATAACTAATGGAATGACATGTTTATTCCAACACTCATCCCATCCTTTATAAGCTCTACCATCAAAGCCATTAGAGTTTTTCTTAAATGTCTCTGAGCCTTTATAGGTGGTAAGTGAAGTAATGTTACTAGTGTAAGTTCTCATCTCCAGTCACTCTCACTCATTAAGTAACCTTCTTCAGATAACTTTTTAACATCCACTCCCATTTCTAGAAGTAGTTTAGTTTGAGTTTTTAACCTACCTCTACACTCATTCCTCTCATCTCGCTCTTTATGCCAATCACCTTCAGCAGCATTATAAAAGCTCATACCTCTAGCTAGTGTCTGCCAATCCTCAATAGCTTTTTGATTGTCTGGAGTAATCATACAACCTCCTTTACGCCATAACCATTACAGTGAGCGCATTCAATCAGAGGCTTATTGATCTTTTCTATTAAGTCATGAAGCAGGCCATCTAACTTATTAGCAAGGTCCTCTAAATTTTCACCTTTAATACACTTAATTGCTGTATAGCCTTTGTAGTTCTCTTGAGCGTGGGTCATCTCAAAGATAGTCACTTCACGAGTATTAACAAACATAGACTTTTCTTTGGGCTTACCCTTGCCAAACAGGTTAGTTAGAACTGTGGTGTTGTAAGGCGTTTGTAGTGTAATGTTCTTCTTAACTGAAAAGCAAAAATCATAGTCAGAAGTAATCTTTGCGTAGACTGGATTAATATTAGCTTTAATATGAGCTCTTGCTATGTCGTATACTTGCTTAGAAGTCAGGCTACATTCAACCTCATGACGAACGACTTCAGGCAATGCGATAGATGGTATAAAGCTATTCTTCTTAACGTCACTCCAGGTAATCTTTGAGTTTGGTTTGTTGGCATGCTTAGTAAAAATATCGTATGCAAGCTGAGGCTCTTTGATTTCATGATCAAGAGTAAGGATAACCTCTAGTGTGAATTCGATGTTCTTAAATCCACCATCTACCTTGTCAGCCTTTCTCTCATATAAGGATTGAAGTGTTGCATACCGGCCGGTCCACTCATAATCTTCATCACACTGGACTTCTGCCAACAGTAGAGTTTGAGGAATTTTATCACTGGCTAATGTATAGTCTTTTAATTCATATCTTTCATTAATGCATGTGTCGGGGAGTTTTGTTGTCACATCTAGAATATCTCCTTCAACTAAACCCCACTGGTCACTAAATGTATCAATTAGCTTTTTACCGTTATAGTAATAATAAGCTGATGATCCGTTACCCCAACCATTAGATTTATTAACTAATGTAGAGTTAGGTGTTTTAATGACTTTAATTACCTCACTCATACAACCTCCTCTTTACCTACATAGTGTTCTTCTAATAGGTCAGCAATTTGAGAGAAGGTGTGAGTGTGAGCGTCATTTAGTTGTGATATTTTTCTAGCCATGATTGAGTCATATCCAACATCTACTTTTACAATTTCACGAATCATGAAGTCGTCATTTATGCCCTTCAGCCATTCAGGTGAACCATTCTGATCATCAGGGTAACTACCCACTAAGCGATTGAATGAGTAGGATGGATTTTTTATAACCAGTTTACAAGCTACCCCAAGACAGCAGTAGCTATCCTCACCATCCTGTAACCTTCTTCTACCTTGTTTATATTCACCACTCCTAAGAGCAGCTATCCATTGTTTAAATTGAGTTTCATCAATTGGTGTACCATCTAATAATGTTGAGATTTTCATATTATTTAACCTCAACTTCTAGAGTAACTTCTGTACCTGGAATTTTAGTGAAGTCACTTATGTTACAAGGATGTTTTTGACCATTAACATTTCTGAAGTTCTCGTCAAGTACATCAGTGAGGATCTGCCCATTAGGCTTAGTCCATAACCAGAATGACTTTTTAAATTTTTTAACAGGACGTTCAATTAGGATGAGTGAAGGTTCTTTGTGCCAGTCAGATTGTCTACCATCAAGTTTGAACCATGTGTAATTGTAGTTACCAAAACTAACTCTTACTGACTCAGTATCAAGCAAATCAACAGTCCCATCACATCCAAATGCTCTAACCTTGTCACCAACTTCAAAGCCATCAGATGCTAGTATGTCATCAGCTGAAACTTCTTTGTAAACAGAACTAATTGGCCGATCATAAGAGTGAGTTAAGTCAAACTTTTCCCACGAGCCGACATATAAGAATTTAGAGTTTGAGAAGTTAGTTTTTTGACCTAATCTCTTTCCCCATGTGCAGCCATTTTCAAATAGCTCCTTTTGAACTTTCTCACTCAGAGAGGGTGATTCAACCTTGATGAAAAACTTTGTTCCATTATTAATTAAATCTTTCACATATTGTTTCATTTTAATTTCCTTTAAATACATCGTTATAAGTTAATTTCTTTGCTGGCTTGTCGTAGTAGACATATCCAGCTCCAGTAACAGCTCCTAATGTCCATGCTGCTAATAGAAATAATCCCAACATGAAGTGATGATAAATTGTTTTATCCATTAGTCCCTCCACATCTCATCAACTACAACTTCCTTTACCCAATCCATTGCAGCTTGTTCATACTTAGTCCCTAACTCTTCAACTAAGTAGCCAACAGAGTAAGGTACAGATGTGTAGTCTTTAGCTGATGAATGTCCATAACCTAGCTTATGAAGAAACTCATGAGCTAAATTTCCTGCTGTTTGAGCTGGAGTAAAATGAAGGTGATATTTCCAGTTAAGCCATATCCACAATGATGATGGTAGAGTGTAGCCAATAACTTTTGACCACCATGAGTTATAATATTCAAGTGAGAAATCTACTTCATTATCATCACCAGTGTTTAACTCATTAGCCTTCATAATCTTTTCATAAACTTGTTCAGTAGTATCAGTAGTAGATGTGAAGTCATGTCTCGCACCTTTAGCTCTATTCTCAATCCATAATGCGAATAGTTTAGTTTTAAACTCTTCATCATTTAGAACATAGGCCAATACTGCTAATGACTTTTTAAGCTTGTTAAGATCTTTAACTGAGAAATACTTAGCTTCAACTAATGTAACTCTCACTTTCGGACCTGGAATAGTTAAGACTGTAGCTTTGTTAATAACTTCTACAGGTTGTTTTTTACGTTTAAATGGCCACATCTTAAACCTCTCCTACAATGAGAGTATTAAGCTTCATGATATTTAAAATCTCATTGTACTTATCTTCAGTAACTAGAGCTGATGTGTTATCGCCATGAATATGAACATAGTGATTAATTTTTCCAGTCTTGAATGACTCAATCTTCTCAAGGTGAGTAATTCGTCTAATTTGAACAATAATCTCTCTGTCGTTTGATGTGTCTTTTAGGTGAATAAATTTTAACATCTTAAGCTCCTTCAAGTTCAGGAATGTTAAGAGGTACGCCTAGACTAAGTAGCCAGCCAACATTGTTAGCAATAGCTGTTTGAATAGATGCTTTTTCTTTTTGAACAGTACAATTTTTTAAGTCTGTTCTTAGCTCAACGACTCTAGAAATAACTTGAGCTACTAATTTCTCTTCCACTGAAATAGGTTTAGTAATCATGCTTGTCCCTCCTTACATGATGTCGATGTTTAATTCATTAAAAGGGCAAAATTGGTCACAATGCCTCTTTAATACTTCGTTGTTTTTACATCCAAATTTTGATTGTTGTTTATAGGTAGACTTAAAGACTGACTCTACATCCTTACGTTTATCACTCCATGTTGGATGATTAGCTACTTCTGAAATAGCATCAATCATTGGTCGTCCACATGAGTTAAAACTTCTGGCAATTAGAGTGAGTATCCTGTTATTTTCTCCAGCTACAGGACCATTAGCTATTAGACTAGTTATACATGGTGGTACTTCTCCTTTTTGTTCAGATTGAATATCTTTATATTTCTCTTCAGCTTCTTTAATATCTTTATCGACCAGGTGATAGAGTGTGTTTAAGTAAAGCTCCAGTTGAATAGAACTATGTGCAGTAGGTATAGTAACAAATTGTTTCTTAGCCTTATTTCTAATAGACTGAATATTCTCCAATTCTGGAGCTGATACTCTTACCTTAAATAGGTTAGTCTTGAAGTGGATAGATCCTTCACTTCTGAGTAGATGTCTTGAACCATACATTTGTTCATCAAACTTATATGGAGCTTTATCATTCTCTTTAGGAAGTAGAGTGGCCATCAACTTCTTAACTACGAGGTGAGGATGAGTATGACTAACAGGTACATTAATAAATAGATGAAAGCCTCTGTTACCACTGAAGTAAATATCAGGAGTAACTTTAAATTCTTCTCTACATCTATCAATGAATAGTCTGATGTCAGGTAACTTATCCTCACCATCAAAGTCTGCATACACTGGAGTAAATAACACTCTACCTATCTGGTCATATCTCTGAACAGACTCATGAACTTCTACCCCACTAGTGAGTAATGTGTTCTTAAGCTTATTCATTCCTTCAATAGAGATGAGCTTATTACCCGATGGATAAGTAACTCCTCTTTTGAACCATGATAGATATTGGTACATTAAAGTTCCTTGTAAGTTTCATTCTCAAGTGACCAGACCAAATAGACAGCAAGTCCATCAAGTCTCATTGAGGAGATGTCTTTCATGGACTCATAACTTTGGTCATATTCATCATGAAGCTTGCTTTTAAACGAACAGTAAAGTTCAAAGAAACTCATGAAGTCTTTCACGATTGGCAACCTATCAAAGTCATCATATGTAGCTCGAGATGCTAATGATAAAGCGTGACAAATAAACTCTTGGTCCTTGCTTGCAATCATTTCAGCAGCATCTTCAACTACTCTAATAAACTCACTCTTTTTCAATTTAAGCCTCCAGGTAATAAAGAATTAGACAACAATAAGCTAGAGCTACTACTCCAAGTCCAATCAGACCGAAGAAGCAATAACTAGCGATAGATAAGAAAATAGCAAAAGCTATAACTTGAGGGTTAGGTGTGTATGTCATACCTCATCTCCTCTCATCATCTGTCTAGCCTCATCATAACCAGGCCAGTTATCAACTCCACAAGCTCTTAAACAATCTAAAAACTCTGAAGCTTCTACTAGTTCAGCATGTTCAGCTAGAGAGATAGTTATCGTTGCGCCTTTAATTGGTTCATTCATAATTACTCCTTTCTATTTGGTGTACTCGGCCCATGGGTACACCAGCCATGTTCAAATTTTCCACGAGTGGTTAATTGACCTTGTTAATAATTAAAATGGAGCAGCTTCTACTAGTTTGAAGTCAGAGAAATTCTGGTAAGTCTTGTCACCTTTAGACTTAGCTTCACCAGCCTTAAACTCAATCTTCGTTCCAACATGTTTAGTGAAGTCAATTTGACCTGCCAGAATTGCCTCTTTAGTGAAAAGAGCTAGAAGGAAATTAACCCAATTCTTTTTAGACATAGGTGAGATTTTTCCATCATCACCAGCTTTAGGTTTAAAGACTAGAAACTCGTGAAGTTTACCAGTGTGATCACCAGTCTCTACTTTCACTTCAACCTTAACAGCTCCAATCTTTTCTACGATAGAGGCATCAAGGATAGTTGCTTGGATAACTTCATTCTTAAAGAACACAAGCTTCTCAGGAAGGAGTAGATCATCCTCAGTCAGACCATTGAATAGGTCAGTGTTAGAGTTCATAAAAGTCTCAGGGTCGTTAAACATGTTGCTCATCTCAATCTCCTTATTGTTTGTTGATGAATGCTGTATTAATCGCAGCGTATGACTTAGCCATATCCTTAGGGTCTAGTTCAAACTCAGTAGCCATATGTGGGAATCTAGTTCCAGCAATAGCAATCTTCGTAGGTCTAAATGTGATGAATGTTTTTCCAGACTTAACATCAGAGGCAATGTAGCCAATCATGTCCACCTTACCGTTGATATACTCAAGAGCACCGTTAGATAGATTGGGTGAATAGATATCAATCTTCTTACCACCTTCAACTTCAATCTCTTTTTCTTTTGAGTGAGAGATGAACGTACAAGGCAGGATAGACAAGAGTTTAACCATGGTAGAGTTAAATTCTTTCTTCTTAAAAGTGAATCCTTTGCCGAAGTCTAAGTCAGCAAGTGATTTAACTTTAAGTTCATTACAGGCCCAATCTTCACACCACTGATCAAGATCCGATAATAGATCAATCGCCAGTGTAGAATATGAAGCTTTAACTTTATCCAGGTTAGAATTGAGCTTAGTGATAGTAGCTTTTAGATCAGCCCAATTATTTACTGGTTGATGAAATACTCCAAGTGAGTGATGTCCATCTTCTGTAGCAATGAATAGAGGTTCCTTATCACCAACCTTCATCTGAGCTACTAGTGTTGTTTTGCCACACTTAACCTGACCATGAATCAGCTTGTGAACTTCAGCAAAATTAGTCTTAGGTACACTTCGTTTAAATAAATCAGTCACTCAATCCTCCTTAAAGACAGTGATAGACTTCATCACTAACTCAAACTTGAGATAGCGTTAGCCTTACGTTTATAAATGTGTGGAATAATAGAGAATCCTGAACATTTCCTATGTAATTCTATTTACATGCGGTGGAGTGTCAGAATAAGATGTGGCTAAGACTAGGGAGTTAATGCTTTGGTCGGCAATTATACTTAGTTTCTGCTTAAGCCTGATGTTGTCCCTCTAAAAACTTCATCAGGCTTTTTTATTTCCCTAATCTCAATCAATCTTTATCTAAAATTAATTCCGTACAAAAGTGATAACCATTTTCTAGATTGAAGTCACCAAAAAAAACTAAAAATAATAAAATCTTTTATTTTGGTTATTTTAAAAAACCGAGAAACTTACCGCATTGGTCAACTTAATGGAAACTTAAGATTACTTAATCAGCTAAGCAATTTCCTTAAATGCTAGCCATTACTTCAGGATAGGTGACATTTATCATGTCTTAAAGAAAATTTAGGATTATTTATTTTTTCACAAGAGCGTTAAGTGATTGATAGCTTAAAAAGAAATATTGTAATGAGTATTGACTCGAATTTTCATCCTTACAAGTATTAAGACTCCACAATGAGCATTGGCTCAATGTGAGTCACTACTAATACGCTCTCTTGAATGGGACTACAATCATCCCATTCATATCCAGTCACTCTCTGGATATTACCAACTATAACTATAACTCATATGAATATAACTATTAGAGATTAGACTAGGGTTAGACATTAACTCATATGAATAGAGTGTTAGAGGTTAGATTAAAGGTTAACAATTACTTCATATGAATAACTACTAATCAAATATTTCAACCTCTCCATCTGAATTATACTTTAGAGTTAGAGTATTATTACATGAGAGTTTATATGAAGCTGAATCTAACTGGACTGTAGCTGAACAATTACCCATTAGAGCAGTACCATCAGCTCTGACTAACATTAGAAAGTCACCTCTATTATCATCACAAGCTCCAGCTCCATACTTAACTTCACAAACACTTCCAATAGAACATCCACTCATATTAAATACAGTGCCTGTAGTTCTAGATGTCCAGGTAGACATTAGTTCCTTAGTAGGTGAACAATTACTACCTCCACCTCCAGATTTACCACATGAGCTTAATGTTAAGATTAGAAGTAGAGATAGAAGTTTCATTACCATTCCTTTGTTAGAGTCTAATTATAAACTCATTCATATTTGGTGATACTCAATTATTCTTAAGAGCTATAAGTAACTCTCACCAGTGTTTGATATCTTCATATGAACAGTCACATCCATCATAAATGAGGCTTGAGATAGCCATTCCTTAAGCTCTTTGTTCATACGAATAGGATTAGCTGAGTAACAATACTTCTGACCAGTAACTGCTGTAACAATCTTAATCCAGCCATATCTCTCTAGAAGATCTTGTCGCTCTTTGATGGTTAAGTAGTCATCTATCATTGGATGTAATGAAGTAGGTAAGTCCACCAGGACCATTCTCATCTCATCATTAGTAGGTAGGGTTATACTCTTAACCCAATTGAGTCTTAATAGTTTATTCTGTTGAGTAGTCATTATACAGCCTCTCCAGTTAGGTCTAATGCATATTCAGCTGATACTTCCATATCAATTTCCATATCAATATAACGCTGAGTAGTTTGAGCATTGTCGTGACCAAGTACTCGTTGAATAGTCTCGATAGGAGCTTTACGTTTATACATAATAGTAGCGCATGTACGTCTTAATGAGTGAGGTGAGATATCTTTATCTATTTTAGCTTGAGATGATAGACGCTTAATACGCTTCCAGATATTGGCAGCAGTAATAGGCTTAAGAGGGTTAGAGTTACTAGCATTGTCTTGTCCTTGCATGAGGTAGTGATCATCTTGGAAGTTACATTCATTAAATATAGACTGGAGCTCAATAGTTACACTCTTTGATAGTGATATAAGTCTTCTTCTCATACCCTTACCAATGATAGATATAACGAATTGACCTTGCTTAACCTGGAGTGAAGTAAGCTTAAGTTGAGTTAACTCTTGAACTCTCAGACCAGCATTTAACATAATGAGAAGCATAATCTTAGATTGATTAGACTGAAATTTATCTGTCTGATTATAAGCTACTTCTAATAACTTTTTAGCTTCATTCTCAGTTAGAGTGGCAGTATGTTGTTCACGACTACATACCTTAGTGTTCTTAAGAGATAGAATCTCCATGTTAATCCAGTCACGGTCAGCTAGGCCTAGATGTTCCTTAAGTCCATTAGAGTTATCCAGTCTAACCTTAATCCATTGGTAGAACTCTTTGACTGTAGCGATAGTCATTGAACAAGTCTTGGGAGAGTAATCCATCTCTAAATCAGCCTTAAACATCTCAGCCACCTCTAGAGTCACTTCATTCAATGATTCAATTTCAGACCTGGTTAAGTACTCATAGAATCTCTTGAGAGCTAGTCTATAAGGTACTTGAGTTTTAGGGTTAGAGTAAGATTGTACGAATAGCTCAGCTAGTGATTGTTTATCAGCTACAGGCTTAAATATTTTTGTAAGTTCCATATTATTTAATTCCTTTAATTTGACGGTACGCTAGTAGGTATAGAGGCTTAAGCATCTCACTTAATTCACTCCAGTCATCCTCATAACTATTGCTAACGTCAATAGCAGCAAAGAATGAATCAAAATTAGAATACTCATCTAGACCTTCTTCAAATTGAGCCTTAACCTCAGCGATAATTACACTTAGGTCAATACCTTCAAGTTTTTCCAAGTGACTCTTAAGTAATTCAACAGCATCATCAGCATCAAACTCATCACCAGTGAATTCTAGACGTATAAGTGGAATATTAAGGTCGCTATCATTAATCATCTTGATAAATTTAGCCTTACCTTTAAACGTCTTGTTACCGTTAAAAGTTACACCTGGAAGTTCGTATGTTAGTATTAGTTTCATATTAAGCAACCTCACTAGACTTTTTAGACTTCTTAGACTCAGCCAACTTGCCCTTAATACCCATATTATCAGTCTTAACTCCCATGATTACTCCAGTCTGATTTACAGCTTGAACCTGAACAAAGTTACCGTCTTTATCCTTAACATTATTTAGAACTTTAACAGTCACAGGAGCTAGTAAGTTATTAAGGTCAAATGATAACTCAACATTACACTGTCTTTTATCTGTCTTGAGAGATTCAAAGAGGGTCATTAAATATTCAGGGTTAATACCTACCGTAACAGTGTTCGGTCTATCCTTGGGAATAACAATGTCTACTCTAGGAAATTCTCTCTCCGTTAGACCAATCACTAGCGAGTCTGATAACCCAACAGGGTAGATGGTAATTTTATGGGATTCAATATTAGCGTAAAAAGTATTAAATGCTTTATGAGTCTTGATAAACTTTTTCAGATTAGGCATATCGTGTGACCAGATAGATATACCTTCTTCTGAGATACTAGAGATATCACCAACTAGTTCCTGTCTTGCTAAAATGTAACCATCAACAGCCTCTACCAGGATAGAATCACCACGTTTAATAACATGTACTACATTTATATTAGGTCGAGTCTGGTCAGTAGACGCTGATTTAGAGATTCTAACAATTGTTTCAAGTAGGTTAAGAGTAAGTTTAGTTTTCATATAATTCCCTTTTATTAAGTTTTAAGATCCGAACAAGCCTTGAGAGATTAGTTAATACGGTAGATATAGTAAGTTACTCCAGCCACTGTTACCTCATTCTCCTCACCATCATATGATGATAGGAAGTGACCTCGACCATCGCTAGAGATAGCGTCTTTAATAAAGTGGTCTACATCATCAATTAGTTTAACTAGTGCTTTATTAGAAGACTCGCAGCTCTGTTGAATAAGCTCAATATCATCCTCATCAAGTGAACTAATATGAGCTGACAAGAATGAGGGATTAAAAGCCCAAACAGAGTCTAGAATATATTCAGCAGCAGCATCATCAGCCTCATCATCAGTAAGAACAGAGTAATCATTATTACCGATAGCAGTAGTAGCTTCATCCATTGAACAGTCTAAGTGAATAGCTAGAGCTAGAGTTTTAGCTAGTTCTTCAAAGTCATCTTCTTCATTAATCTCACAAGTAACTTCTAGACAGTCACTCATTAGGCCTGTTACCTGGTCACGACTAAAATTAGTCTCAGTGTTATCAGGGCAAATAGTATGTTTAATCTTGTTCCTTACTACGAATTCATTTAGAGCTATTGAGTCACTAGCTTCTAGTCCACTCTCATCAGAATTAACAAGCGCAGTAATGAAGTGGTTAGAGATGTTAAAAGTTCTATTCATAAATACTCCTATGGTCATGAGCAATTAAGCTCTAGGGTTAAATTGTTACTAACGATTATTTTGAAACTGCTACTAGGTAAGAAGTGATATTAGATTTAAGGTCATGTTTAACTACCTTAGTCTCAACAGCTGGAGTTCTATTAGGAGCTGTCACTTTAATTTGATTAGAGTGAAACATTACTGAAAGAAGGATAGGAGCTACTGTTACTGCTACGATTGATTTAATTGTGTTTTTCATTTTATACCTCAGTGTTTATCAGTGACTCATTCAGTCACTTGGTTAGTGTTGGTGACAGTATATACCTAATCGGTGTGATATAGAGAATTATTTAACATATCACATCACCAATCATCAATATATCTTTAAGTTTAGCTATTAATTCAAGTAGTTAGGTAGGTATAATTCAGTGATGAAATATTTACAGGCTAATGTGATATCAAGTACTTACAATTCTGCTCCTGTTCAGTGGTTATAGTAAGTGATGAGATTAGATTAATAATGATGAGCGTTAGTGATGATGATAACAATAGTGGTCATAACTAATAATGATAGTAATAAGTCTAATAATGGTAGTGTCATTATATTAAAAATAAATAGTTCTATCGTAGTACTATGCGGTGTAGTGCGTTAAGGTCTAAGGGTTAAATATCAGAGAGATATATAGTCTTCACTCTATATCACACCCTAGTATTTATAGGTAGTTAGGCAAGTGGTTGATTAGTCCAGGTTTAAGGGGGGAGGGTAAGGTACTGGTGATTATTAAATAGTAATTAGTATTACCTTCACATAAATTTTTTTTGATTGGTCGATATTACTTAGTCCTATTAAAACTAGATAATGTTTACATATTGTGATGTGGTTATATTATTCTGGTGGTATAAGTCACTATCTATAACTGTTGAATTTTTGGTAATTAAGATGACTAACCCGATGATTACTATCATACTTAACCCTTCCTTACACAAGGCTTACTATGTCTAGAGGTAATGACTTTGACATATTGGATAAGTCATTAAGTGACATATCTCTGATGTTATCAAGGGTAGATAGTTCTATGGGTTTTAACCCTGAAATAATTAAACATATTGAGGATATTGAGGCTACATTGCTTCAGATATCACTTACCATTAAAGACTTAAATTCTATTCCTTCACCAGTTAAGGATGGACTAGACTCTACTCTAAAAAGAGTTAATGACTCACTTCAGCTAATTAAGCTTCAATATTCATCACCATTAGAGTCTGATGGTACATTTGAGAAGATAGGGTTAGGAGCTTTGCCAGATATTCACCTGGAGGAGTTTCATCTTATACCAGCTAATAAGGAAGTTATTATTGGTGGTGAGTCTACTCGTATAGCTCCAGCAGAGTTTAAGGTGTTATATGGATTAGCTAGTCATTGTGGCCAACCATTTAATCTAGGATCTTCACATTCATTGTTAACTAGACTTAGTAATCTTCGTAGACAATTTCCTATCTTGAAGTCTCGTATTGAGAGTTTGGGTGGTGGAACTTATGTGTTGAATTGTAAGGTTAAGAAGTGATGAGCAGGGTTATCTACTTCATCAAGGTTAATGAGAGTGGCAATGGTTATGTATCGCCACAGCCACTAGGTGCAATAGTAGAGAAAAGGTCATTCCATCCTACAATAACTAATCTCTCAGACGAGGAGATACTACTTCACACAGGTTATTATCCAGCTAGTGGTGAGGCACTTAGGCCAGAATGGGATATTACTAGGCTTAATCTACTGGACAACAAGTATGATGGTAAGTTGCCATGCCTGAACTCATTCGCATTCATTAGCTCAGCTTTAACCTCAAGGTAGGTTAGTGGCTCAACATTACATCCTCCACACTTATCACTTCCACAAAAGTAACATCGTCTATACTTCATTAAGTAGCGCAAATTCGCCATGTAGCTCTCTCATTTTTGTGTTGTAGACTTTAGCAGCTTCAACTTCATCATTGAAACATCCTAGAGGGATAGTTTTTCTATTCTTCTTAGTGAATGCACACCACTTCATTTTATCTTTAACCCATGAGACTCCTTTAAATCTACTGGAGCCATGAGTTTTTGATTTATTAGCCATGTTCTGAGATGGAGTACATATTCTCAAGTTAGACTTCTGGTTGTTTAATTTATCCCTATCCTTATGGTCAATAGACTGACCCTCTGGATGGTTCATTATCTCTCTATGGAGTCTAATCATTTTAGGTAAATTCTTGTCAGTACTGTTAGACCTTGATGCATAACCAGAGGCATCCAATATCCACCTATACTTACTAGCCCATTCGTAAGCATCATCATCAACGATGGTGGACTTGGTGCTATTAGTGAGTGGTAAGAGCTTCATCTGAAAAACACCTTATAACCTTTATTTTCTCTTTTACCAAAGTAGTCATAGTGTCTAGACTTTGGAGTTAATTTCTCACTCATGAATGCTTCATACTGTTCACGAGTAGGAGCTTTATCTTTATGAGCTTCACAATAATGCATACCTTTAACAGACTTAACTATGGTTACTCTCTGCTTACAGTAGCTACAACAAGGTATAAAACTAGATTTTGACATCAATAGCTCCTATCTCATTTAAGATCTTGTTAGCGTTACATACTACACATCCATCTTTACCTTCATTCCAATTACCACCTACTGGATAAAGAGAATTACAGTCTAGACATCTATTAAATACACCAGCCCAATGTTTAATTTGACCATGATGAAGCATATATAAATCTTTAAATGCTTTAATAACTTTAATGCTACTTACTTTCTTATTCATAGAGACTCCATTTACTTCTAATTATGTGACCAGCATTCTCTTCACCTGGATATTTAGATAACTCATCAATGGCCATATTGAGAGCATACTCCAGTCTAGTTATTTTCATTTCTAGGTTAGTCACTTTTCTATATGGAAGGTAAGTTACAGCTTGTTCATGCATGATATTTGCACCACCACCATCTTTCTTGATGGTCATATATCCTGTAGGTCGCTTGATAACGTGAACCATAAAATCACCACTAGAGACAGCTTCTACTATTGCTTGTCTGAATTGTAGCTCGGTAAGCTCGTTCAACTTGTCGTGATATTCTTTAAATAGTTGGCTTGTTAGTTCATTTAGGCTCATGAAAACCCTCCTCACATGAATAACAAATTACTTTTTCACCCATTCCAGTGAAACACTTCAAGCAATACCAGTTATCAATCTTCTCACCACGTTTAAGGTAGAGGATATCTGGAGAGTCTTTACATTGGTCACACTCATGATTATCCGACATAATTTTCACTCCACCATTTGTTCATATCGACACCCATCTTATTGGTAGGATGATCATCACTCCAATCAGGAACGTATATAGATTCAGCTTTTTCAATGTTGACAGTGAGATATTTGTTATTTTCAATCAGGTCGATTATTTCAGGCTCTTGTAGTCCTTCATGATCATAAACAAAGACAGTCATCTTATATATGTTCATTTTTACCTTCCATTTCTTTAACTATTTCTTCAGCTACTCTATCCATATCAACAGTTGATTTACCGTAGGCGATAATTTCAAACGTAGCTTGTCTCATAGCCTTCTTATAAGCGTTAGTGTTGAGTAGACAGTCGTAGGTAAAGTTAATTACCTTTTGTTCGTTACTCATAAAGACACTCTCTCATATAGATGGTCAGCTCTCTGAAAAACTCGTACTCCTCATCTGAGTAATGCTCAATTCGTTCAACACTCCTTAATCCCTTGTCAATAAACTTATCGACCAGTCTTACTACATGATCATCTCCAAACTTCTCAGCAAGTTCATCTAGTCTATTACTCATAGAACCTCCTGTAGTCCTGAATTGATAAGTGGTTTAAGGTCATCTAGCTTATCTGTAAAATAATCCTCATATCTCATCACTTTTTTAAGCTCAGCCTTAACCACTTCTAACTGCTCTTGTAGCTCTCTAATATCTCCAGTCACTGACTTTCCATATTTCAATTGAGCTTTCTCTTCATCATTAACCATTCTACTTCCACTTGAGACACCATCTGGATGCATAAATTTCTCCTTATATAATGTTCAGCTTATTATTCTGAAATGGTTCAACATGAGTGAGATGGTAGCTTCCACACAATTGGCATTTGTAGTAATAGATAACTCGATTATTTCTAGCTTCAGTATCAACTACAGCATTAGCCTCATCTTCACTGAGATTAGCTTTATGTAGGCATGACTTATCAATGTAGTAATGAGCGTCTACAGTTTGAGTCATCTAAGACCTTTAAAGATGTGAGCAATAACATCTACTGTCCATCCATTACCAATCATCTTGTATCTTTGAGTGTCTGATACTCCATCGGTATAATTATCTGGTAGAGTTTGAAGTCTCTCACACTCAACAGGGTGAAACTTTCTAATCACATCCCAATCCTTGAACACATTATAAGGAACTCCCTTAAATAGATTAGCTACAAGGGCTGATGATTTATCATTTCTAATGTCTGAGTGATGTTTAAAGTCCCAATGAGTTCTTCCACCGTGAACAGTTCTATTCATATAATCAATTGCTGCCTGACTATGAATCAACTTCTCTTTAATGAAATATGGGATATGACCACCACCAGCTGCTGTTCTGAGGGTGGGTGATTTTTCAGTGAATACCCTGACTGATTTTTCCTTAAATCCACCATAGATATTATGGAGTGCTACAGGGATAGTTTCAGAGAGGACAATATCTTTTAGCTTTATGCCTTTATCTTCAGGTTGAGTGACTGGTAAGTTGCTCCAGTAAAGTCTCTTTCTATTTTGAGCTGAAACTAATCCTGAATTAATCTCAACAGGTGAAACTCCTAAGTAATCTGAAATTACATCTTCAGACTCTTTCTTCATTTTTACATTTTCTAGAAGGAAATACTTAGGACTAGCTTCGTTTATAGCTCTTACAAATTCAAAGAATAGTTTAGACCTAGGATCTTCAAAGTTTAGTTGTTTGCCAGCGAATGAGAAGCCTTGACATGGACTACCACCTATTACCAGGTCGATAGGGCCAATGCTTTTGAAGCCTACCTTAGTTACATCTCCAAGCTGAATAGTCTCAGGGAAATTCTTTTGGGTAATCTTGATTGCATGTTTATCAATCTCACAAGCATAGTAGGCTGAAACATTAACTCCAGCTTTTTTGAGTGCTAACTGACCACACGACATTCCATCAAATAAACTTAATACTCTCATGCATCTAGATTTATAGAGATGCTTAACCTTCTTCTATTTTAAGGAGTATCAGTTTCACGAATTATTTTCTTGACCACCAATAATCATATTCACATCAACCACTTATGACTCATGCCTGAAAAGAAATTGATATTTTTCTTTTGCTTTTAATTTTTCATCCCAACAAACATTTAACCATCACACACATTAAGGATTAATGATGACTGATTATGAATACTGGCAAGAGATTAAGAGACTATCTACTGAGCGAATTGATGAGTTAGCTATTAAATTAGCTCTAGCTCAAACCCCAAGTAAGGCTTGGTGGATTAATGGGTTAATTGAAACGAATAAGAAGTGGTTAGCTCTAGCTGATTATCAAATTTATTGTTTTGAACATCACCAGAATAAGATTCAAGAGGCTAAAGAGTTTAAGGTTAAGACCTTTAGAGGGAATGATGATGATGTATAAGGTCTTTGGTGGTGATGGAAAAGGCAATGGTGGAATGGTTAGACATGAAACTGTCAAAGAAATAATTCAACAGAATGCTATCCAATTAAAGAGACTCCAGGATGAGAATAAAGATTTAATGAATGAAGTAAGACGACTCGAACAATATGAAACATTTTACAACCTCTATAAGGAATTAAAGGAGTAATCAATGCATTATCAGTTAAAAGCAATCGCTAATGAAAAGAACAAAGCTCTTAAGGTTCTAGTTGAGACTAAGAACAAGCTTGAGAAATGTCGCAAGATGGCCATGAGCTTTCTAGCTACAAATGAGACTGATATCTCAATCAAGCAGAAAGAGATTAGTGAGCTACAAGTTAATCAGGCTGAGCTCCAGTTACATGTAAGTCAGATTGATAAGTCTATTGAAGAAACTAATAAAATTTTAGGAGTTTAAAATGAAAGAAATAGTAGCGTTAATTGTGGTGGTTGGTTTTGTCTTTTCAATTGCTGTAGCTAAAGTATGGGTAGCTGGAAGTTTAATTACCTCAACAGTAAAAGCAGCGTCAGAGAAGTGTGGGACTACTTATGTAGTTGAAGGCTTTGTTCGTGGTGACTGGTTCTGTCCAGAGAAGAAGGCTTAACCAATGCCATTCATGAGAGCTGAAGGTAAGCATATACTTTCAAATGAAGATTACCACTCAGATAAGCATTATTTCAGCTCATCTCAATTGAAACATGCTCTACAGTCAGCCTCTCACTTTAGGTATGAGGTTCTAGATAAGAAAGGTAAGAAGAAAAAGACTAAGGCTTTTGACTTAGGTTCACTTGTTCATACTGTTCTACTAGAGCCTCACCTGTTTGATGATGAGTATATTGTCTATGATGGTCCAACTAATGCTGATGGTAGTGTGCCTAAAGCAGCAGCTGATAGATATGCTAATTCTCATCCAGGTCTAACTCCAGTCTCAGTTGAACAAAATAATTTTGCAATGATGGCTAGAGCTAATGTTGAGAAATATCCATTCGCTAAAGAGTTATTTTACTCTGAAGGATGTGAATATGAGTCATCATTCTTCTACAAGGATAAAGAGACTGGATTAAGACTTAGATTCAGACCTGATATTCTTAACCTTGATAAGAAATATATTGTAGACCTTAAAACAGCTGTTGAAGTTGATATGTATCAATTCAAAAAAGCTGTTTGTTATACATGGGATTATGACCTCTCAGCTTATATGTATATCAGAGGTGTGTATGAAATGTTTGGTGTTCTATGTGACTACTATTGGGCCGTAATTGGTAAAGATCCTACAGCTCCAATAGCTATTTATAAGATGAGTGCGACTATTCGTGATGATGGTAAACTCAAGTTCTATAAGGCTTGTGATAATATTAATAATGCTCTTACTCTAGGTGAAGAGATAAGATATCAAATGGAACCTCAAGAGCTATGATTAACTCTAGATATGAACCTTTCAAGGATAGTACAAGGTCTATATGCCAATTCTGTTCAAACCAAGCGAAGGATTGCTTTGAGGCATCTAAGGTGTGTAGCACTGACAGTAAAGTGGGGACCTCATATGTAGAGAGATGTAGTAAATTTGATGGTGTAATTCCGAAAGTGGTAAAGAAGTGATTGAGTATTTCTATGTTATTCATTCAGGTGAGCTAAGAATGATTATGTATATCAGAGAATCATAAAAGGGATTATAGAGCATGAATATTAGCAACGAAACGATTGAGGGTATTTTAAAAAGACTCGCATGGAGACTTGATTACTCAAACACCATAGAGACGGGAAGTTTATACAATAAGGCATGGGGAATTTTAGAAAATGAAATTTCGAGAAATGGCGTGCCCACAGATGAAAGAGCTTACCATCTTTGTATTGTCGGAGGGGTGCCTCAGAGGAAGGAAGGTCGTATCTCTGAACTAGATGAAGACGAGAAGGCTTATATACCAAAAACGATACCCTCTTTGTCTCGCAAGGGGTTTGGTAAGAGATATTTTTAGCGCAAGAATAAAAAGTTACAATTCAGAACGCTCATCTGACCCTCGTGAGTTTAATAATAACTGGATATTTGTGTGGTAATAGAGGGTCAAATTTACACTGGAGTCTTTATGGATATTACGGTTAAAGCTAAAATTCCAACCATCCCTAATTTTATCATGATTGATAAGGCAGCTGGTACAGATGCCAAAGTTAAAATTGGTGACTTGTCAGATGATGAGCTAAGCAGAATTGCTGATGAGTGGAAAAAGGAATTACTAAAACATGCTAAGTATCAAAGAGAGCAGTCTTATCATCCATGAGTGATAAAGCTAAAAGAGAATCACTAGAAAGACTTCAAAATCAGCTCAGTCAGGCTAGATTAGATGGCAACACATCACTAGTTAAGAAGATTGAAGCTATCATTAAAGCTATTAATTCCAAAAAGTAGCTAATTTCTCTCATCCTTACAAAAATTTATGTATGGAAAAACTAACTCCAGTTGGTAGAGAAGCTATAATCATTATCCTTAGACAGTTTGAACATAAAGTTGGAGTTGATACTGCTGACTGGTATAAAGTTCATGATAATCTCATCGTATTAGCAGCATTTACTGTTAAATTTGCTAAAGAGAATTACCTTCCACTTAAATTCACATCAATCATTCGTCCAAAAATTAAAGGTGTATCTAAAACTGATATTCATTCTAAGGGTAGAGCTTTTGATATTTCAGTTATTGGATGGAAAAAAGAAAAGATCCTGGAGTTTGTAGACTTAATCAATAAAGAGTTCAAGCTAGGAGCTATCTCAATTACTGACGGTAAAGAGAGAGAAGGTGTGTTTGAAGATGCTGAGTTTGATAAAGATGGTAAACAAACTAAATGGCCACATCTACACGTTCAATGTCGTCCGTAACCTTGTATAAGAAAAATTCAGCTAAAGTTAATTAATAAATCTCCGAAAGGCTAACCATAAGGGGAATTTTATGTCTGATAAGGCCAAAGAGCTTAAGGCTAAAGATACTGTCTTAACCAATCAAGAGCGCATCCTTACATTGCTAAAGGATATATCTAAGCAAATTTCCAACGTAGCAGACCAAGTTAAAGATATCTCGAATAATGAGATTAAGTTAGATAAGCCAAAGAGCTAATTATTTTTATCCCTACAACTATTATAGTTGGGGGTGATTATGATTAAATTTGATGAAGTAGTAGTTCTAGGTGTGCCATTCCAGGTCGTAGTTAAGCCTCAAATTGAAATAGCTCAAGATCTTAATATCAAGGAAGGTCTAGGTTATTGTGATGATGTTGATGATGTCATTGCTATAGCTGATGAGCTTAAAGGTAAGCCACAAGTCAGAGTATTTATCCATGAATGGGCTCATGCTGTATGTTCAGCTAATGGGCTTAATCAAACTCTAGAGTCAGTAGTCGCTGAGTCTATCTCACAATCATTTGGTAATGCTTTAATTGAAATGTTATCTCAGAAAAAGGTAAGAGATTATCTCATCAAGAGCATTCCAGCTAAGTAGTGTTGACCAGCATCACTCATCTCTATAAGTATATGTTTGTGGCCACTAGTTTGTCGTAATGGCGAATGCATACTAGTTAGTGGTTAGGTGCTGAACGGCTAACAAAGGTTCAGGTAAATGGTTGAAAGAGAGCATAGACCAGCCTTTAAATACATTCATAGGAGATATTCATGTCACAATTCTTTCCAGAAACAGCTCATAAAAATACCGACATTAAAAAGTATCATGAAGGACTAGATAGAATCTTTGGTCAGAAAGCATCTCCATTTTGTGACAAATGTGAAAAGAGGCATTCATATTGTGAGTGTGAAAATAGTGTAATTTCAAATTTGACTTCTAAAATTCATCCCGACTCCAATTTAATGGATGGGACCGAAAGTAAATCCACAACTATCTAGAGAAGAGATGGAGCTAGAAGTTAAATCTAGCTCTACTTGGCTTGAGTTAACTAGAAAAGTTAAGGGTAATAGTGCTGGTAGCTCTGTTGAGACTGTTAAGAGATGGGTTAAACATTACAATCTAGATATCTCACACTTTACATTCAGAGCTCCTAAGACTGGTCCTCAATATAAATACTCACCTCTTGAAATGTTCGTTGAAAATTCTCCAGCGTCAAATACTGTTTTAGCTAAATTCTATAGAAGATTATTTCCAGCTGAGAAATGTTCAGAGTGTGGAATAGGTACTGTCTGGAATAATAAACCTCTAACACTTCATATTGATCATCGTAATGGCCATGGAACAGACTGGAGGCTAGAGAATTGTCGCTATCTATGTCCTAACTGTCATTATCAGACTGATACTCATGGAACAAAGAGAGGAGTAACTAGAGCTTCTGGTGGAGAGTTAAAAGCTAATCCAAGTGAGTTATCAGACTCATTCGACCAGCTAGGTTGTTATAAGCAAGTAGGTCTAATCTACGGTGTAAGTGATAGGTCAGCTAAGAACATCATTCGTAAATATCGTAAGTGCATCGTCAATTAAATAATTCGTCTTTCTACACCCTCATTCAATTCATCTCTTAATTCATCTCTACAAATATTTAAACATTCACAAAGACATTCCCTCTATATCTTTAAGACGCTTTTGGTACTTCCACCACCTCCACCAATTGATGGTCCATATGTTTGAATTTACTTGATTTACGCCTGAAAACAGCGTCTACTCAAGGGACATGTGGACCTGCATTTTCAATAGACCATTTATAGTTGGTGATGTAACTATCACCTCATGAGTTTCAAAATTAATCTAAAAAAGACAGATAAGGGATTCGCGGTAAGGCTTAGGTCATACAAGCTAGAGGACCGTATTGCTGCTGGTAAAGAAGATAGGGATTACGTTGAGAAATATCTACCAGTGAGTGAGTGGCATAGGTACGGTTTTCACCAGTCTATGACTTATGAAGAAGCTAAAGAGTTACTTTTATCTATCAACTCTCAGGCTAAATTAAATGATTCAAAAGAGCGTAAGGCTAGGTTTAAATATCTTGAACAGAAAGAACATAAAGAGCTCTTAAAGTCTGCTTACCTACCTCAATATCTAGTTAATGAGTTTGAAAAGAAGTTAAAAGATAATTCGTTCTCTCAGGACTATGAAAAGTCTAAGACCTATTTCCACTGGAAAACCACTATGAGAGTTATATCTGAATTAGATATTGCTCCAGGTGAATGGGCAGAAAATAAACGTACAGTAATTAGAAAGTTAGAAGGATATGCTCCATCTACTGTTTCAAAAATAATTAGCTTTATGAATCACTATGGAGAGTTCTACTCAAAGAAAATGGGTAAGTACTACGAGAAGCTATCTATGCCTAGAGGTGTAGAAATTGGCCGTATCAGTGATAAGTATATGGATAAAACAGGTGGTAAGACTAAAGAGGCTAAAGGTATTTCATTAGCGATGATGGAGATACTTAAAGACTCTAATGAATTAACTCAAGAGGAAATTAACTGGTGTATAGTCTGTTTGGGCTTTGGACTAAGACCATCAGAGATGGATGTAGTAGCCACTAGAGATTCAAAGACTCTAACAATTGGTAAGAATACCGTTAAAATATATCAATCTAAGCTAGTCTCATTGCCTCGTCACTTGAGGTTTAAAGAGGTAGCTATCAAACATACCTTTCAAAAAGATGCATACCACATCATCAAGTCAAACAAGTCCTTAATCGCTCCATCTATCTATATGCTCAAAAAAGTTCTAGGTGATGAGTATGGCCTGTATTCATTCAGAAAGGGTTATACAGACATCATGCTAGGTCTGAGTGAGAGTATGGAAAGAATCTCCATGGATCTTGGTCATAGCTCAATTGACCGTACCTGGAAGAGTTATAGAAAGAGAATTTCAGCTAACTAACCAAATTTGACTCACTAAATTCATCCCAACAACCATTAAGGAATGGGAAGAACAGTTGGTGATCATTTCTTAGGTTATTCAGACTTAGTAGACGATATTTCCAAGCGGAACAAAGATAAAGTTATCCATCACGACTTAAAAGAAGTTGAGTTTGATGACATTGTTCTAGGTGCTGTAGCTCCAACATCAGAAAGACTCTTTCGTTCAATCAAAAATAATTCTGTAGCTCTAACTGAAATGACTGAATATGAAATAGCTATTGAAGCTAAGCCATGTCAGGTTGATCAGTTACTAAGAGTTTCATTTTGGGATGAGGTTAATACTGCCTTAGCTGAAAATAGAGCTATTAGTGAGAACAACATCTGGAAAGGTGTTTGTAGTAATACTTATTGGTTCAAGGTTAGAGATGAATGGGCAATGAAGATGGCATATGTCCTATGTCCACTCATGTCTTACTCTAAGGCTAATAAGCTAGGAATGCATCTTGGTCAGAAAGCTCTAATTGATATTCTTAATGCTTCTCCATATGAAGTAGATAGAGCTGGTAATAAAAAGTTCAATGTTAAAATAGCTGCTCTCCAGTTACATGCCTATAACACTGTTCAAGATAGGGTTCATGGTAAAGCTGTTCAGAGAATTCAAACTCATAACACTAATGAGTCTAAGAAAGATAAAGAGTCTATTGAAGATCTTCAAAAAGAAATTGCAGCTCTAGAAGGTAAATCTCCACCTATTACTATTGAAGTGGCTAATGGCTGATACAGCTCAAGAATTACGTCAAAAGAGAGATAAACTCAAACGTATTCAAGAATTGAAGACAGGATTACCTCACCTTTACTCATTCGACATGTATGAATGGCAAGAGGAATTTTGGGTATGTCCAGCTACATTCCAATTCATATTCAAAGCTAATCAGATTGGTGGTTCTTCTGTAATGATCAGAAGGATTATCAATTACGCTACTGAAAAGAAGTTGTGGTCCAGGTTTAAACGTACACCTACTCAAATGATGTATCTCTACCCTGATAAAAAGTCTGCTACTCGTGAGTGGATTGGTAAGTGGTCAGAGTTCATGCCTAAAAATGAATTTAAAGATGACCCACAATATGGATGGAAAGAGACATGGGATGGTCACTATATTGATACAATTGAGTTTAACTCAGGTGTAACTCTATACTTTAAAACTTATGCCTCTGGTGCTGACACTCTACAAGCATCTACTCCAGCTATTATTGCATGTGATGAAGAATTACCATTTGATTTATGGCCAGAGCTACAGATGCGTATTGCTTCACCTGCTAATGCTGGAGCTATGTATTGGCAAGGTTGTACTCCTACATTAGGTCAAAAATATCTCGCTGATATCCAAGCTGGAATTACTAAAATTCCTGACTCATGGGTTAAGACAGTTTCAATGTATGACTGTTTGAAATTAGCTAATGGTAAACAATCTATTTGGACTGTTGAGAAGATTAAACAGATTGAGCAAACACTTCCTAATCAGAAAGAGATTGATGTTCGAGTATATGGACTATTCAAGAAGCTTGAAGGTCTAGCTATTACTCAATTCAACTCAGTTAAACATGTTAAGCCATGGCATCCAATTAAAGGATGGGATTGGTACGCTGGAATAGACTATGGAGCTGGTGGTCAGCATGGACATCCTTCAGCTATTGCATTCGTAGCAGTTAATCCTGAATGTACTCAGGCTAGATTAATGAAGTTATGGAGAGGTGATGGTGAATCAACTACTCCTGATGATGTAATTCTAAAATTTCTAGAGATGAAAGCTGAGTTAGGTATTGTTGATATGGCTGGAGCATTCTATGACCATTCAGCAGCTGCTATTGGAATTATCTCTGAACGACAAGGGCTAGGATTAGCTAAGGCCAATAAAGATAGAGAGCTTGGTTATGGTCTACTCAATTCACTATTCAAAAATGACATGTTCATTCTACTCGATGATGGGACTGGTGAAGTAGATAAAGTAGTAGAAGAGATGAATTCTCTTGGAGTTAATGAAGATAAGAAAAGAGCTAAAGATGATGCTCTAGACGCTACCAGATACGCCATCACCACAATCCCTTTCGACTTCACAAAAATCAAAACATCTGAACCTGAAAAGATAATGCCTACCAAGCGTGTAGGTAGACATGAATTTAATGAACAAGAATATGACTTTGATGAATTAGGAGATGAAATAGATGAGTGGAACCACAATTACGGCTAATGACATTATCAGCATTATTAGAGCTGCCAAAATCTCTGGCTTAAAAAAACTCAAACTAAACGATCTAGAGCTTGAGTTTGACACGAATTTTCATCCCAACAAAACTAAATCTAACACTGGTCACAAGGATGTAACTAGTAGTGACAAGGGTGAGGAGTCTAACAAGGCTCCTTCTGAGTCATTACCAGGAGAACAACCAAAGTTTACTGAAGATGATCTTCTGTTTAGCGAAATGATGGACCAGATGAACATCGAGAATCCTGCTGAACATGAGGAACTTCAATTGAAGCTTCTTAACAAGGGTAACTAAGGTTGTCTGACAGAATATCGAAATTAAATAGTGAATATACAGATGCAGACTCGGCAGATAAAAAACATTTTGCTGAGATGAGGTCAAACTGTTTACTCTATATCGGTACTCACTACTCAGAGAATAAAGACCAAGCATTAAGAGACTTTGTTCGTACTCAAAAGATCCCACAAGAAAAGAAATTACGTCTAACTAAGAATCATATTGGTGCAATTTGTGACAGGCTAATTAATGCTACTGTTACAGCTCATTCACCTTCAGTACTTATTGGCCCTCGTCACAAGATGGAAGTCCAGGATAAAAAAGCTGCTGATGTAGCTAGTGCTGTTTGGGATAAGATTAAGACTTTTAACAAATTTGATGAACTAATTGCTGATCTAGCCTTTGACTTTATTGTTGTTGGTGAGATGGCCACATTTACCTATTTTGACCCTACTAAAGGTGAATATTTAGGTGAAGCTCAAGTTCAAGATGAGCTTGGTAATGTTCTAGGAACTAGGCATAAGTTCTCAGGTGAAATTGTTAATAAACGTCTTGAACCATTCAATCTATTAAGGGCTCCAAACTCTAAAGATTGGGAGAAGTCACCATTCCTTATTTATCGTGAGATGGTTGATGTAGAAGAGGCTAAAGCTCTTACTGATGATCAAGATGTTAAAGATAAAATTACTAAATCTGCTGATGAAACATTCGTAGTATTTGACTCTCAAAAAGGTCAATATGCTAACTCATCTAAAGACAAAGTTCTAATCAAGCATAAATTTATTCGTCCATGTGAAGAATATCCAGAGGGTTATTATGTTCTATTTACTTCAGATGTTGTTATTGCTGAAGGTTCACTATATGGAATTTTCCCTATTACTCGCAGAGCTTACTCTAAGGTAACTACATCACCTCGTGGTTATGGAATTATTAAACGTCTAAGACCATGCCAAGCTGAAATTAACCGTATTGCTTCTACTATGGCCATGTCACAAATCTATTTCAGAGATAGATTGATGGTTCAGAATGGTTCTAAGTTATCTAACGGTGGAACAATGGCTGGTGCAGTACTGATGAGATATTCAGGTGCTATGCCTACTGTTCAGCAAGGTCAATCTGGTGAGAAGTATCTACCAATTCTAGCTCAACAAATTGAGGAGATGTATAGACTAGCTAATCTCCAGTTAGAAGAAGAAGAGAAAGTACCTAACACTGACCCAATGGCACTTTTATATCGCTCATTGAAAGATAAGAAGAAATTCTCATCTAAGTCAGACATATTTGAATCATTCGTTAAAGAGCTTACTCATGTATCACTTGAAGTGGCTCAGAAATATTACACTGATGAGAATCTTGTTCCTTCAGTAGATAAGAAAGACTACATCAACATTGAAGAGTTCAAACGTATTACTCGTATGGATTATTCAATTGATATCAAATCTAATTCTGCTGATATCGAGTCTACCCTAGGTGCTCAACAAGCTATTCAACACACACTTCAATATGCTCAAGGATTACAACCTGAACAAGTAGCAGTTCTAGTAGCTCATATGCCATATCTTAAAGATTCAGCAATGGCTCAAGAGATTACTGCTGACTTTAGAGCTGTAGAGGATGTTTTTGCTGCTATTGAAAGACTTCAGCCTATTGATGTTATGCCTAGTGATAACCATGACTATTTCATTAAGCGTATCAACAATAGAATGAAAGAATCTAGCTTCAGATATTTAGATCCTCAAGTTCAGAATCTTTATCATAATCGAATTCAACAACATGAACATTACAAGGCTGAACAAGCTGAGAAGATGTTAAGAGCTCAACAGCAAGCTATTCCATCAGGTGGAGCTCTAATTCCAGTATCACTATATCTTGACCCTAAGAATGCTTCTAAGAGAGTTCGTCTACCACATGATGCTCTTGTTCATATCTATAAAAAGCTACAAGAACAAGGTGCTCTCATTGATGAGTTATCTTCTCTAGGTGATCAACCAGCAGCTGATATTGCTCAAATGATGAATGTTCCTCAACAACAAAACACACAAATGTCCGAGCCTCACCAAGGGCTAGGAGAAATAAATGGATATTAATACTGACACACCAGCAGTAGAAACCAGCACGAATGAATCAGCTATTGAGACATCAGTTTCATCACAAGTGAACACTGACCAATCACTAGCACAACCTGTAGTTGAAGAGTTCTCTCCAAACTACAAGTACAAAGCTTATGGGAAAGAGTTTGAAATGGATGAGTGGGCAAGACCATTGCTCAACAAAGATACTCAGCCACATCTAACTAAACTTTTCGAAAAAGCTGGAGGTTTTGAACCTCTTAAAGAGCGTTACTCACAAGTTGAGCAGGAAGTAGGTAAATACAAAACTGCTTACTCGGCATTGGATGGAGCTAGGAACCAAATTGTTCAAGACATTCAAAAGGGTAATCTCGGAAATGTGTTCAAGACTTTAGGTCTGAATGATCAACAAATTAGAGAGTTCGTAAAACAACAACTAACTTATGAATCACTTCCAGATCACGAGCGCAGACGAATTGATAATGAAAACCACATTAGACAACAAGCTGAGCTCTACCAACAGCAACTTCAACAACAGCAAGAATATAGTCAGAGTCTAGCTATGCAAAAGCATGAGCTTGAACTTCAAACTACATTCGCTAATCCGAAGTTTGCTAACCTCATTAGCTCTTATAACCAGCGTATGGGTAACGAAGAAGCTTTTAGAGATGCTGTAGATAAAGTTGGGAATTACGAGTGGACTATTAATGGACGTTCTATCACTCCAGCAGAAGCTGTTGAGGGTGCTATTAGAATGTTGGGCCTACAAGCTGAATCACTTAATCCAGGTATGGGTAATGGTGCTCCAGTAGGTGGTCAAGGTCTACCTCAATCTAAGCCTCAACCTAAACCTATCATTGTCCCTAATGGCTCAAGTGGCTCACCTGTTAAAAAGCGTCCAATGAGTATTGCTGACCTTGAAAATGAATACAAACAACTTACGAACTAAATTAAAGGAATAATTTATGGCTATTGATCAAAATGCAGACTTTGTAGAACTAATTAACGAGAAACTTCACCCTGAACTAATGAAGAATGAAGTAGTCAACCGTACAGACATCATCAAGAAAATTTCTATGGATGAGACATGGAAGGGTGGAGATTATAAGATTGCTTTCACAGAATCAGCTCCATCATCTATCGAGTTTGGTGGATTTACTGCTGAGACTGATGTTCATGAAGGTGATCATAAGACTGGTAAGATTGACAAGGATGATGAGAAGTCTCTAACAGGTACTCTCAAGTTCAAACATAAAGATCTTATCACTCACGATGGTAAAATTACTGAAGCATCATTCCTCAAGCTTCTACCTAATACTCTAAATGAATTTGCTGATACTATTCGTATGGCAATTGCTCAGAACTTCCTAAATGGTAAGGTTCTAGCTAAAGGTACAGCTAACGGTACTGCTGGTGGTCTACTTGAAGTAGACCGTATTGAGCGTTTCCGTAAAGGTATGAAGATTCAAATTGAAGATGCTGATACAGCTCTTGCTACATACTACGTTCTTGCTGTTGATCGCTCTAACCTTCTAGCTCCAAAAATTAAAGTATCTGCTACTCGTGGTGGTGCTGCTGCTGATATCTCAGCTCTAACTACTGCTTCTACAGGTATCAAGATTTACCATCCAGGACAAAAAGCTAATGGCTTTACGTCTATGAAGGATATCCTTGATCCAGCTGTTACGACTCTATGGGGCCTTAACAAAGCTGACTACTCATTCCTTCAGCCGAACGTATTCTCTGGCTCAGACATCACAGCTGCAAATATCCTTGATAAGATTTTTGACTATGTGACTGAGCTTCAGATTACTGCTGCTTCTCAAGCTGATGAAGTATGGGTATCTGGTCGTCAATTCGCAGCTGTTCTTAAACAACTCGAAGGTGAGAAGAAGGCTTATAATGTTCAGCCAGGTAGTCGTAAAGTTTCTAAGTATGGATGGCAAGAAATTCAAGTTGGTTCAGTAACTGGTCAACTTGTAACTATCGTAGCTGTACCAGAAATGGACGACACTATGATGATGATTGTTAACCCTAAAGACTTCAAATTTGCGACTAACGGCTTCGTTCGTCAGGTAGCATCTCCTGAAGGTCATAAGTATTACACTGTAAGAACAACTTCTGGCTGGTACTTCCTTGTAGACTTTGAAGTGTATGGAGAGCTTGTATGTCTTGCTCCTTGTAAGCAGGCATATGTCCACTCTATCCCTTCTCCAATTGCTGCTTCTTAATTAGTTACTACGGTGGGGAGTTTAACAGCTCTCCACCTATTTTCTGATGAATAGAGGTAGCTTTTCATTCCTCTTCATCTCTACAAAGCTACTAATTAGAGGGAACAGAGTATGAATATCTACGGTCAATTAGTTAAGGCCAAACTTGAACAGCTATCAGATGATTTATCTACTAAAGGTTTAATCTGGTACAATACAGGCTCTAAAAAGTTTAAATTTCATGATGGTGATGCTGTTAGAGAGTTAGTTGATACAGCTACTGCTCAGACTATCACAAATAAGACGTTAACAACTCCTGTTATAGCTCAAATTAAACCTTCAGCTGGTAACACTTTAACTCTTCCAGATGCTACAGATAATTTAGTCAGTAGAACATCTACAGATACACTCACAAATAAAACACTAACTACTCCAGTCATTGCTCAGGTTAAGCCAGATGTGGCCAATACTTTAACCTTGCCTGTCGTAACTGATACTTTAGTAGCTAGAACTACTGCTGATACTTTAACAAATAAAACTTTAACAACTCCTGTAATTGCTCAAATTAGACCAGCAGCACCTAATCTATTAACTTTGCCTGTTGCTAACGATACTTTAATAGGAAGGAATACTGCTGATACTCTAACTAATAAAAATATTTCAGCTGATAATAACACAATCAAAACTGCTGCCTCTGGTAGAGTCGGTGCTATTGAGCTTAACGCTGCGATTGCTCAGATTGAAGAATTAATTAAACAAGCTTGTCCTCCAGGTACTGTTAATGCTTATGCTGGAGATTATTTTGATGAACCACCTAGCGGATGGTTATTCTGTCATGGCCAAGCAGTTAGTAGAACAATATATCCTGATCTGTTTGGAGCTATTGGAACAAGTCACGGTATTGGTAATAACTCTACAACTTTCAACGTGCCTGACTTAAGAGGTCAGTTCATTAGAGGTGCATCAACTCTAGCGTCTAGTCTGTATGCAAGCGGAACAATCTCTTCTAACAATGTGACATTTACAGACCACGGAATAAACAGGACAGGATTCAAAGTAAGGGTGGGCGGATTAGGTTTTTCTCCTACAGGTCTGACTACAGGAGTAGATTACTACGCAATTGTTATTGACTCTAACACTCTTGCATTTGCCTCTACTTATGCTAACGCAATAGCAGGAACCAAGATAGCCATTTCAGGCTCAACAACAGACTTTATTCTTCAACAATGGGAAGATCCTGACTCACGACTAGGAGTTTATGGCACACCTGGAGCTCCATTTGGGTCTGGTGTGGGGTCAAGACAAGAGAACAACAACAAATCACATACTCACTTAACGATGCGCTCAGAAAACGTAGCTGGAACTGTTTCGTCTACCAATACTGCTACTGCTGGTAACGCTTCAGGAACAAGCTCACTATATGCAATGTCGGGTGTAACGAGTGAAGCTAACGTATCAGTCTCTGGTAAATCTGGTGGCCATGATGCTCGTCCTAACAACGTGGCCATGCAATACATTATCAAATACTAAGGGATGAGATGAAAATCTTAACTGAAATTTTATCTAGCATTCCAGGATTAGTTAAGAAGTTCATTGGATATTCATGCTCTTTATTCATGCTTGGTTGGGGTGGGTATGACTACTTTGAGGGTAAGTTAAACGCTAATAATGACAAGCTTAAAAATGAAATGAGAATTGAGCGTAAAGCTGAATTAGCTCCTATTAATACTCAAATGTCAGTGATCCAGAATGATGTTGGATGGCTAAAGAATGGCGTAGGTAGTGCTAATGATAAGTTGGATAAATTAATTTTAAGGATGAAATAATATGCAACAAGGTAACTTTCTAAAAATTCCTGAAACAGGTGATAGAGGCTCAATATTTTGTCCAGCTATTTCAGAGAACTTTGCAGTTTTAGATGGGCACACTCATGATGGTTTAAATTCTCCACTAGTTAAGTCTAGCTCACTCGAGAAGCAGTCAGTAGTAATTCCGGCTGTAAATTTAGTAGAACAATCAGATGGTGATTACCTATATAGCTTAACACTTCCTACAGGTTACGGTTTTGATAATTCATTATTCAAATTTATCATTAACTCTGGTGATCTAGTTGGACAAGAAATTAACCCAACAATCGTTAAGACTGGTGACAACTCACTGGACTTTAAAATCTACACCAACACATTTGATGTTAAGGTGGTTATCTTCTAATGAGAGCTGAATTAAAAGACTTCTCAGGTGGTATAACAGACTTCATCTTTACAAGTGACCCAACTTGTTCAGCTGAGCTTGAAAATATTATTATCACTAAAGATAAAGGGCTAGAGACTAGATGGGGTAGTAGGTTAATGGACCCTTCTGATAGTAAGCCTGTTACTACAGTTACAACTCCTAACCACATCACTGAGTTTAGAGGTGAGAAGGTAGAATTCTTTGGTGGACAAATTCTAACATGGGATGGTTCAACCTGGACTGAAGTTATTGGTAAAGGTGCTCCTAATAAATGTCTAACTGAAGCTTTTAATACTACAAAAATTAGTTTCTTTGAATGGAATAAACATCTATTCATCACTGATGATGCTGGCTCAAAATCAGTTAAAATGTTTAAGGATGGTGATGGTGATTATCAATTAGTCACTTCGGGACTACCAGAAGTAGCATCACTTCCAACAGTTACTCCATCTTCAGCTGATGGTAAGACTTATATCTATTACTACGCTTACTACTATGAGTACTTCGTAGGTGATATTAAGTTTATTGATTATGGCCCTACTATTCAGCATATTGTTAGTAATGCTGCTGATATGGATGGTTCACAAAATAACATTACAGCTATTCCAGTTTTGGCCAATACTTCTAGAACTCATTACGATGTAGACAATATTAAAGTTAGAATTTTTAGGACGGTTGATACTGGCACTGAAGGTTATTTAGTTGGTGAGGTTACTAACGGTACAACTACTTTTGCTGATAACAAGACTGATGAAGACTTAGTTCTAGGTGAGTTAATTTATAACTCAAGTGGAGCTAGTGATAACTATCAACCACCAGTGTCTAGATATCTTGATATGTCTAACAACTGCGGTTGGTATGCAAATACTGAGCTCTATCCATATAGAGTTTATCAATCTCAAATTGGAGATCCTGACTCTGTTCCTGATGATTATTATACTGAGTTTGAAGAAGAAATTCTTGGCATCAGTTCATTCCAATCTAACCCTATTATCTTCACTGAGAACCAACTATGGCGCATTGAAGGTGTAATTGGATTAGATGGTAGTGGTAATCAAGAGAAGAGACTAGTAGCTGATGCTGTTAGCTCAATTAACCACCTATCAATTGTTAAGACTGATAAAGGTGTATTCTTTGCTGGTCCTGATAGCTTCTATTGGACAGATGGTTATCAAATTAAAAAAGTACCAGGTGAAGAGAAGAACTTTCCAACTAGATATAAAGGATTCTCAGGTAATCCTGACTCTATTAAAGGTTCATACGATAGATTAAACAATAGGGTAATGTGGACTACAAAAACATCAGTCTCACGTTATGAAATTTATGTTTATGACATCACATTCAACTCATTCACTACATGGACTGGTGACTCAGGTAACTTTAAACCTACTTCTATTTTATGTTCGAAAGATAGAACTATTTATAGAACAGATGAAAGTGGATATACATTCGTACATGAACCTATTCTATTTCAAGATCCTATCATTGATACTGATACTTCTTCTGTTAATTGGCAAAACACACCTGTAATTCAGAGGTTTAAGCATATCGCATATGACTTTGGTGTATCAGATATTCATAAATGGGCCACTAAGGTTACTGTATCAGGTGAAGGTAAAACTAACCTTGATATTCAAGTTAACTCTTATGATGACTCTAACGTAAACCCTAAAGCTCTTACTCCAATCACTCACAGGTCAGGTCTGGTGTGGAATGATCAAGATTGGCTATATGGAGATAATGCTAGTGTATGGGGATTAGAATTACGTCTATCTCAGACTAGATTCTTCAAGAGTGGAAAAATTAGATGTAAGCGTAAACAATTAGAAATTACTAACGCTAAATCTACCATTACAGGCTCTATAGCTGGTGATGTAGATACCTATGCTTCATATGATTCAGGTACGAAAGTTTTAACTATTGCTGATACTGATAAAGTATTCATTCCTACTGATTCGATTGGTAAGACCATTACAATTGCTGGGAAGGATTATGTAGTAGACGCTTCAAATGATAATTCATTCACAATTATTGAACCATCAGGTCTACTGGCTACAGGTGTTTATGAGTGGTCAATGACAGGCTTTCCTAGTAATCAGAGATTCCACTTAGAGTCTATTATCTTTAGCTATGAAACACTCGATGATAAAGGTGGTTACTTCCAGAAAGGAGTGACTATCAATGATTAATCTAGACTTATCTAAGATTAAAGATAGTTACACTAGAGCAGTATTCAGACAGTTATCAGATAGTTTTACAAAAATAGTTAGCAACATAAAATCTACTCCAGGACCACAAGGACCGCAAGGTGAGGCTGGAAATGATGCTGTAGTTAATATTGGAACTTTTGTAAGGACTCTAGATAGCTCTGATATCTCGAATGGATACATAACAGTTCCTGCACATATTATTCAAACAATATCTGTAACTCCTGAAGGGTGGCCGCCTCAATTTCCATTGGTGGATTTTACCACTACTGTAATTGGTCCAGCAGAATCAAGAGTTAGTATGATTGGAGATATGGCGAGTCTCGTGATTGGAGACAAAGTTTCCATCGTGTACTGTCATAACTAAATGGAGTTAATCTTATGGCGAGAGTTAAAGACTTAGCTGTTTTAGTTACAGCGAATAGTGAAAATATTTCTCTAAAGCAATACATTGAAAATGGATTCGTTCAGCCATCAATAAACATAGCAGCACTAGATATTGATTGGAGTTTGGGTTACATATTCAGAAAGTCCATAAGTGCTAACTCTACATTCACATTCTCTAATATGGAGGATGGTAAAGTTATTACTGTCATGATTAAGAATACAAGTGGCGCAGCTGTTACGATAGCTTTTCCGTCTGGCATATGGAGAGATCCTGCAATGGTTCTATCTATCCCTGCTGGTCAGAAAAATGTTTATACATTTATTAGAGATAATGCAGAAACAACAGCCTCATTTATTCCAGGTATGACAAATGTATAAAGGTTAATCAATGTTTGCACAGCCACATATACCTTTTTCATTCTTTAAAAAAACAATCCCCAAGGTAACATCTGGTGCAGATGGTGATCTTGTCGTTAATACAGGTGTAACTTTCGACTTAGCTGAAGGCTCTGTAAAGCAGTACAACTCAATTACTATTCATACAGGTGGAACACTAAGGATTACTGGTAACACTGGAGCATGGACAGAAATTGCATGCAGAAATGATTGCATTATCAATGGTCAAATTATAGCTAGAGCTGGATATGATGGACAAACTGCTGGTACAGGAGGAACATACTCCAAAACCTCAGCATTCGGATTCGGCTCACTATCTTATTCAATTACTCAATCTGCTGGTGGTACAGGTGGTATGGGCTCAGGAACCGCTGCTGGTGGTGCTCAGTCTACTGGTAACGGTGGTGGTGGTGCTGGAGCTTCTGGTAATGTGAGAGCTGGAGCTGCTGGTGGAGCAGGCAACTCGAATGGTAGCACATCAGGCTCTGCTTCTGGTGGCGTTGCTAACTCTACAATCGGAAATGGTGCGAGTGGTGCTGGAGGCTCTACAGGTAATGCTGGCGGTGGAGGAGGCGGTGGTGGTGGTGGTGCATCTAGCACAATAAGTAACTTACCAGGTGGTGGTGGTGGTGGATACAGGGGACACCACGGGAAAGGATTACTCTTATTTATAGAAGGTAATATATCAGGCTCGGGTTCAGTCAATGTAGGTGGTCGAAATGGCTTCAATGGTGGGACCTGTAGAGCAACTTCTGGTGGGGGGTATCCTGCTGGTGCTGGTGGAGGTGGTGCTGGTGGTTCAGGTGGTAGGCTTGTAATTAGATACAGAGCCGGAACATTACCTTCACTTATTACTGCTGGTGGTTCAGGCGGTATAAAAGGCACAGGTGGAACAGGTGGTACTAACGGCTCCGCTGGAGCTAATGGTTCATCGAGTGTCGCATTGATTTAAAATAGTAATTTAGAAATCAAAACATAGGTGAAATTGTAATTTTCAATCATCCTAACAAAAATTGAAGGTATATGAGAACTTGGACTAAGCAAGAATTTCAAGACAAGATTCTAATGGAGCATGACCTTCAAGAAGAGTCATTCATTTCACCAGCTGAGATGACTAACTATATTAATGAAGGAATTGATTGGGCCGAGTCTATCGTTATTGGTCTATATGAAGATTACTATCTGGATAGAACAGACTGGATTGACCTCGCTAATGAAGTAGATTTACCTACATTCATTTACGCTAATAAACTTCGTAAAGTTGAAGTAGCTGTTAATGAGAATGATCATTATCCTCTCCAGTTATTCAAGAATACAAGATTAGAAAATAACAAAACTGGTTATAACATCTTTCATAGAAGTGGTGAGACTCCAAAGTTAGTATTTGAGAATGTAGATAATGGTTACAATTACTATCGTTTAACATTTACTCGTAATGCCAATAGAGTAGTTGAAGCTTCTGACATTATCGACCTTCCAGAATGTGCTGTTTATTTTGCTCAACAATATGTGAAGAGAAGATGTTACCAGAAAGAGCGTGACCCTATGGCGTTTCAATCTTCAGAAGAGATTGGAGTAATGTCTCAACAGTTAACAGACACTCTTTCTAATATTGTTAATGATGGTAGTGATCAGTTAGAAGCTGACTTCTCATTCTATGTAGATTTTGACTCTGACTATACTTACAACTAGAGGTTAATATATGTCTATCAACTTTAGACTACCAAATGGAATTAAACAAAGCATCATGAATGGTGGAATTGGGAATAAAGGTCCAACAGCTCAGGAAGTTTATAATTTATCTGATGTAGGCAAAGTTAATACAACATCATCTGGCCAACAATATGTTAATGGCGGAATGAACATGTATGGCTTCAAGCGTCCTGATCAATACTTAATGAGAGGTGAGAATAATGAAATTCTTGACCCATTCAAAGAGACTGTTGGTGATTCATATAATCAATTAAAGAATTCTGTTGGAACAGTAGGCTCAGATGTAGATTCTAGAGCTAAAGTTTCAATGGGTGATTCATATAATAAACTCAAAGAACAAGCTAATGGTACTGGTGATTTAGAAGGTACTGCATTTGCTAGACAACAAGCTAATAATCAAACTCTAAAAGACATTGGTAGATTAGGTACTCAGACTCAAGGTAATTTGAACAATCAAATGTCTCAAATGTCTATGAGAGGTGGAGTATCAGCAGGGTCGTCTGAACGTATGGCTAGAAATGCTGGTCGTGAACAGATGAATGCTCAACAAAACATCATGGCTCAGAATAGAGATACGAATGTTAATCTATCAATGAAGAATGCTGAGACTAGAAATGCTATGCTTCAGGATGTTGGTAGAGTCGAGAATGATCAGACTCAATATAATGCTAACGCCTACAACAATAATCTCAATAGACAATTAGATACTCTGACTAAAGTTGGTCAAGTTGAGCAAGGTGTTCAACAGTCTAACATTGGTGCTGCTAGGGATGACTTAGATAAACAGAATCTAGGATCTCAGAATCTATATGGTGAAGATATGCAATTATATGGAGCTAAGTTAACAGCTGATGCTCAGAAAAAAGCTGCATCTTCTGGTGGTGGTGGATGTTTCATTACTACTGCATGTGTAGATGTGATGGGTATGAAAGATGACTGTTGGGTATTAGAAACTGCTAGAGGATTCAGAGATACTTACATGGTAGCTGAACCTGATAGAGCATTTGAATTAGCTAAATATTATGAAACAGCTCCAACACTACTTGAGAAGATTAACGAGAAAGAAGACAAGAACAAGATTCTTAAGTCTGTATTCTGGAAATTTATCATCCCATTCTGTTCATTAGTTAAAGAAGATAAGCTTGAAGAAGCTAGAGTTAAATATAAAGAAATGATGACTATGGTTAACTCTGTAGTTAAAGAAAAGGATAAATAATATGTGGCCTATGGTAGCAATGGCAGCTGGTGGAATGGCTTATAATCACTTCGTTGAAAAACCACGACAAGAAAGAATGAATGCGGCTAATGGTGCAGCAGCAGCTACTCAGACTCAATTCTCACCATGGACTAAAATGGGTGCTGGTCAAGCTGATATTCAAGCTCCTAAGTCTACAATTGGTGCTGGTATGCAAGGTGCTATGACTGGACTAAGTATGCAACAGCAATTTGACCAAGCAAATATGAATAAGCAAATGGGTGAACAACAACTTAATATGAATAAGATGAATATGTCTCAACCACAATACACTCAACAGAATGCTAGTGGATATGACTCATTTAACCCTTATGCTCAGAAAATGAAAAATCCTAACCAAATGATGGCTTAATTATGAAAGGTAAAACATCTCCATGGGCTTATCCTAAAGACATTTATCAAGATGTTTTATCTGAACGTCTAATGAATGCTGCTCAACCAGCTCAGTCAGTAATGTCTGATATGTTACCAGTACCTTATCAAGCTCCAGTTCAGAATGTTAAACCTTCATATCCAACATCTATTGTTCAGGATGAGCTAGGCAAGAGAGTTTATAAACCAAACTTTACTATGTCTGGTCCACAACTAGCTCTACCAGCTCCACAAGCTAAGCCTTCATACCCTACGCAAGTTATTCAAGATGAATTAGCTCAACGAGTATCTAAGCCTAACTTTGTTATGCAAGGTAAACAGTTAGCATTACCAGCTCCAGCTTCAATGATGGATGAAGTAGCACAATCAACAGCTCCATTAATGGATGATGTTGTTAAGCCTATGGTTCAAAATGTAGCTAAGCCAGCTGCTAGAGTAGGCATGGGTACTATGTTAGGTGCTGGCCTACCAGGCGTAGCTGATATTCTATTGCCTAATCATGCATATGCATCAACAGGTGATGAGGTTAAAAAAATGAGAGAAGAAGAGTTTTATAAAAGATATCCATCTAAGCCTGATGCTGAATTAATGGCAATGCTAGGTATTCCAGTTCCTCAGTCTAATATGAGTGAAATGGATGGTGGTCAAATGATTACTCCAGGTACTTTCCAGAATACTGGTAGATTACCTAGTCCTTCACAACAACAACTACCATCAGGGAATGGTCAAGAAGTAGATTCTGAAGTTCCTGTTCAACATTCCGCTAAATTCTCATCATCAAATTCCACATCACAGTCACGACCTGTTGGTAGTCCAACTATGGTTAATATGAATGGAAATAGACTTCAGTTAACTAATGAATTGATGGAAAATGATGGTGATCAATACAGGCAATTAGTTAAACAACAGCAAGATGCTATTGGTAGAAAATTAGCTGGAAGGTCAGAGTTAAGTTATCTTGACCTATCACCAGCAATGGCATTCGTAGATAATTTAACAGGCTCAAATTTAGCTAAGTCATACAAAGGTCCATCTGGTCCTGAAGGTGATATGGCAAATATGAATGCTCTATCTAAACAATTAGCTGATTTTGATAATGATAAAGAGAAGAATAGAATTGCTCTATTAAATGCTCTCAAAGAGAAACAAGATCCTATGGCTATGGAGATGTTGAGACAAGGTCATAGAATGGAATTAGCTATGGCCAGAAATAACCTTAATCAAAATGCTGGTCTTAAGCCTAAGGATATTGTCGCTGTTAAAGAGAAGTTTGATAAGAATGACCGAGTTGGCAATATGGATGCTGCTCTTAACTTCAACCAGAAACTTGATGCTTACTTAACTGAGCTCAACAAAATGGGTGATTCAAGTTACACAATGACTGGTGATGATAGAGCTAACCTGGAAAGAGCTTATAATGACCTTCTTGTTAACTATAACAGAGATGAAGCTAAACTTGGTGCTCTAGCTGGTGCAGATATTAACATTCTACAAAACGTACTCAAACCTGTTACAGGCTTTAGTGGTATGTATAATTCTATGATTGGTGGTGGAGCTCAACAGGCTAGAGAGTCTATTAAGAAGTTCCAGAATTTATCTAAGTCTAAAGCTCAAAAAGAACTAGAAGCTATCAGCCAAGTTTACCCTCTGGATATTGTTGGTGATCAAGTTGATCTATACAAGAACAGAATTAATCAAATGAAGGGTGCTCAAGAAACTCCTCCTCCAGGTAAAAAGTCTACTCTGGCTGATGAACTAGCTAAACGTGGATTAGGGAAAAAGAAATAATGGATTATTCTAAACTAACAGATGCTCAATTATTAGCTCTTGATTCAGGTGATTTTTCACAATTATCTGATGATGAAGTACTTCAACTATCTCAGATGAATGTAGGTAATGAGCCTCAACAAGCTCAACCTTCAGCTGTTACTCCTAGTCAAGATCCGAGTGACCCATATGCTGACACTGTAGTTGATAATAGTATGCATCCAGAGTTAAGTGGATGGGATAGATTCGTAGTTAAAAACTTTGCATCTAATCCTAATGCTGGAATTGGTTATCTTCAGAAAGAATATCCAGACATGGAGTTTAGAAAAACTCGTGATGGTGAAATTGTGGCCAAGAAACCTAATGACCCTCACTTCTATAGACTTGATGAAAAAGGCTTTGGACTACAAGATTATCTCGACCATACAGCTGATGTTGGTCAAGGAATTGCAGATGGTGTAGGTATGACAGCTGGTGCCCTAGGTACTGCTGCCTCACTAACTAACCCTATTACAGCTCCATTAGCTCCATTTGTTATGCCAGCTACTAATGCTGCTGTTGGTGGTGCTACTGAGTCTGCTAAGCAAGGTATTGGTACATTACTTGGTGTTCCCAATAACGTAGATTATGGAAATATTGCTACTTCAGCTACTCTCAATGCAGCTATGCCTGTAGTAGGTGATGGTATTAAAGCTGGATGGAATAAGGCTAAAGATGTAGCTCCTAAAGTAGGTTCATATCTGTCAGGTTACTCTGAAGACTTAATTAGAAATATTAATAAAGATAGAGAAGCTAGAGAGCTAATTAGTAAAATTGGCCCTACTCAATATGTAGATAACTTCAGAAATAATCTCACCAGTGGAATGGATTCAGCTAAGAATCAATTTGGTAAAAATGTTGAATTAGCTACAGGTAATAATCCTGTTAATATCTCTGGTGTAAAAGATGACATTGCTCAATTCATGGGAGTTAGTCAGAATCCAAGATCTATTCATGACCTAATGTCTAACCCTAGAGGTCCAACAGTTACTTCAGACTTTACTGATGAGATGAGACAAGCAGCTGGTTATATTCCTGAAAAACTCAACTCTAAGCCTGATAATATTTCAGCTCAAGAGGCTAGAGGATTAAAGAATTATCTATTTGGTATCTCTCAAGATGATAAGTCAGTACTTGGTTATGGTGCTACACAAGCTCAAATGGGAGATATTACTCCTACTGAAAGAATGGTATCAGCTAGAGGTTCAGAAGGTATCAGAAATGCTATGAGAGAAGCTTCACCTAATAAGGAAGCATTTGATGTAGCCAATAAAGAAGCATCAGACTTCTATGGTACTTACTACAATAAGAAGATGAAACCTTTCAACGATCAAGATTCTACTCTTAAGTTTATGGAAGCTTATGGTAATCCTAAGTCTCCTAACGCTAAAGATTATCGTAAAGAATTCTTCGATGATGTTAAGAACTATACAGCTATGGGTGGTAGAGAAGTTGATGTAGATGCTGCTGCTAGAGGTTATCAATCAGCTAACGTATTTAATGACCCTGCTAAATTCGCTATGAATGGTAAAGCTGCTACTATTGGTAGTGGTCTAGGTGGTGCTATAGCTTATGGTAGTGGATTAGGTGCTGGTCCAGGTATTGCTCTAGGATTAATTGGTGGTGCTGGAGCTAACTTTGTAGCATCTCCATGGGCCATGAAAAAGACTGCTGAAGTAATTGCTCCAGGTCTAGAAAATGCTGGTGAAAAAGCTGCTAGATATATTTATAAGAATCCATACATGCGTACAGATAGAGTATTAGAGAATATTTTGATGAATGAAAATCAGAGATAATTACTCTTGCTCGAAAATCTGAATTTCACCTCTAACATATTCCATTAGATTAAAAGTCTTAACATATGGAGTAGGCTTATTGCCAATTAGAGCTGTACAGTCTTGAGGTGCTACTTTAACAAAGTCTGATAAAGGTCCAATAAACTCTGGTGAGATTTTATATTTACGCTTCTCACATACCATTTCTTCATATGGAAAATAGAGCCTACCATTAATATCTTCAGCCTTAGGAATAACTAATCTGTACTGATCATGAATGAGAGTAGTCTCAATATTGTCAGGTCTAGTCTGACAAGCTTCAAGGCAACTCATTAGCATTAGCATTACTAGGATCTTTTTCATACTCTTCAGCCTTTTTGATATTTTCATCAGCTTTACGTTCAAGCTTTTTAACTTTTTGAATCTGTTTATAGAGCTCCTTAAGCCAATTAACGACTTTTGGTCCTAGATAATCTAATAAACCAATTAACCATACTGGCATAAGGAGCTCCTTTAATTACGCTTTAAGTGCAGCTTTAAGAAGTGCAATTACTGAATCATCAATTTGTCCTGGAATTGACTCAGCCAATTTATCTAAAAAGTAATCTACAGGTACGCCTACTGCTAGGTCAGCTGTTAGACCTTTAGTTCCTACTCCAGCGACAATCTTAATTACGCCTTTTTCGAATTTAACTTCACCTTTAAAATCACCTTTTTCTACTTTTGCGAGATCTGACATAAACCCTCCATATATTTTGGTATGGCTTATAGTTTTGTTGGGATGAATGATGAGGTAAATAGCTGGTCAGAGGCTGAAAATATCTTATTAATTAGCCTCATATCTCTAGCTCTTTTGGCAAGACAGACTCTACAGTTCCTAGCTCCTGTAGCTGTAACGTAGGCATCATCATTGATAATATGGCCCCTCTTGCACCTAGCCTTATTCATGTTAATATTTCTGGCCCTACCTTTGACCTTCATATCATTCATATTGTCAGCATTTGTGCCTTCAAATAAGTGAGAAGGGTTAACACATAACCTATTGTCACAAGAATGCATTATGAGAGGTTTTGAAATTGGACCCTTGTGGAGATAGTAAGATAGCCTATGAGCCTTTAACGACTTGCCATTAAGCTTTATTCCTCCATAACCTTTTTTGAAGGCCCAACCTTTCCATATCCAGCAATTTTCAGTCTTTTCCACTTTCGACCAAAAATAATTAACTTGATCATTGGTTATCATTAACGTGCCTTTGGATGAAATTCTCTAATCATTTTAGCAAGTGGTGACTGAGGGAATTTTTTAAGTATTACAGATTTATAAGCCCAACTCAAATCCTTGACATGACTTCCTTTAAACTTACCTTCTTGAACTACAAACTTCTGAGAGGAGTGGTGGTTCACTTTATCACCAGTCATAGCCTGAATGAGTAGACTAGCTTCATTGGAAGTTAAAGGTATGTTGGCCTTAATATTTAGCTTATTCCTTTGAGCTATAGATGCTGGTACATCACCACCTTGAATAGGCTTAAAATTATCAACAGTATCAGCTAACTTTAACATGAACTCAGATGAGATAGACTTTGACTCAATCATTCTATTGAGAGTATCCATGTTAATTTTCTGAGCTATTTTCTGAACTTTAGCAGCAGCTTTAGAAAATTTATATTCATCAGTATCTTTAAGGTCATTATCTTCTAACCAATCAATCTGCTCATCTAGAGTCTTACACTCATCAAACTTTTTAGGCTTAACTGCCATGTTGTGATGTTTTTCAATTATTCCAGATTCAATAGTTGGCGTGTCTCCAAATACATATACCCTAGCATCTTGCTTAGAATGGTGAGGTTTAACAGAGTCGCCATCAATAGGCCTAAGAGCCCTACCCACTCGCTGAAGATATACAGTAGGGGAGTCAGTACCAAACATAAATACACACTCACATAACAAGCTATCGAAACCAGCAGTAAGTACGTTAACCGAAACAAGTAAGTCATAATCATCACCATCATATCCTTCAAATATTTTATCTCTCTTCTTACCAGTCACACTATCAGTTACAACAGCAGCTTTAACACCCTCCTGGATAAGAGCATCACATAGAAGTTTACACTCATCTTTATTACGCATGAACATGATAGCCTTTTTACCAGCTTCAAATTCTAGGTAAGTCTTTAGAGTAATTGCACATCTCTTTTCAGGAGTATCATTTTCTAATAGGACTTGCTTAAGGATAGGTGGAACAAGATATTTCTGCTCAATAAGTTCCATGAGAGATATCTGAAATGAGATACTATCATAAGCTCCAGTAGCTAATCGTTTGTTCTTAAATGGAGTAGCTGTAAAGTCAATAATCTGAGCTTGTGGAAAGGTGTCAAATATCTCATTGTAAGATCCTGAATATCTCATATGAGCTTCATCAATGATGATATACTTAACCTTCTTACCACTCATTTCATAATAGCTAACAATCTTAGAGAACTCTCTAGATGATTGCATGGTAGAAATGATCACTCTATCGTTAGCATCTGGCATGAGACTAGCTCTTAGAATGCCTACATCTAGAGGTGAGAATTTATTAAATTTAGCTTTAGTCTGATCAGTTAGAAGTGATAGATGAGATAGCACTAGGACTACCTCATCATCATTTGAATTAGCTATTAACTCTTCACAGATACGAATGAAACAAACAGTTTTACCACTACCAGTAGGTGAAATTACTAACACTTGTTTATGGCCAGCATGAACAACATCCTGAATAACATTACTCACCAGTGTATTCTGATAATTTCTAAGGATGAGCTCTTTTCTGTCTACCAGTAATGGTAAGTTCATTTATTCTTCCACCATATAATCAGGCATAGTTTCATTACGTGTCTCATCCACTATAATAATCTCATCAATTTTATTTTCTTTATCTAGTAGACGTAATGGACCTTTAAATTTAGCAGCGAATTTCTTAGCTCTATCACGGCACTTGAAAGCGTCATCATATTGAGTAGGTGAGATACATGATGGTCTACGCTTGTTATTTGATAGGTACAAATTCCAGGTGTATTTACCATTATCTAATTTCTTAATTTGTAACAGCGGTCGTGTTGTCCACATTGGTCAATTCCTTTTGTTTCTGCTTTAGTAATTCAAAAAAGTGTTTAATTGGCATTGCTACCAAAATCTCACCATGGTCCTCTTTGGCTATTAACAAAGGTACACGGCCCTCTTTCCGTGGAACTTCCTTAATTGCAGACAATGATGTGTACTTTTTTGTCCTCTTACATTGAGGGTCATAAATATCAACTCCAGCGATATCTACGCCTAAACCCTCTTGATACTCTAACTGTCTATGAGCTTTAGGATACCCATTCTCTCTGAACATAATGGCAATTTCTCGCTCAAAGCTATGTCCTTTACGTCTAGCTGTTCTACCAGCAGCTGCTTTTCTTTTGGCCTTAGCCTTCTCTTTTAGCTTAGCTTTATCAGCTCTGGTTCTATAGCTAGTTTTAACAATCATTCCAGGTGGTACAGGAATTTTAATATCAACCAAAATAAACCTCCTTGTATAAGAATCATCCTAACAATGGTCAAAGTTAGACTCATCCTTATAGAGGTTAAAAATGTTGAATTATTTTATTGCTTACTGGTGAACATCTCTACACTAAAAAGGTTATTATGATTCATTTATCCACCTACATAATAGGCGATATCACCTATCTAAATTCTTGGTTCACTCACCAATGCTTTTGGTTTTGTGTATTTCTACGTAATTTCTCATAGTGAAATTGTGTAAAAATATAATGTTCTTATCGTGCCTCTATAAAAGTAATCGCCTTTAACA